TGGTAAAATTTTTACACAGGAGCCAATAAATCTTGCACCCGCATCGAAAACATTCACCATTCATTTTTTCCTGAAGGATATAACAAAATGCGTATTAGCAAAAACTAATGACGCTGATAAATGTGGCCAGGGTATTTCCGCCTGGTCCGAAGAACTAAACGCCGTATATTGTGCAATCTTTAGAGCCATCGAAGAGAAATTCGTTAGGGCTCTTAAAGAAACATCTATTGACGCCAATCAAATGCGCGAGGCTCAATTTGCTTATGAAATAAAGACGCGATACGATCCTTCCTACCCATCTATTGTTAACGATTTTTCGCAATTTGATGAATCACAAAATGCCGCTACTCAACTATTGGAGGATATAATTCTCGATCTTTTTGTTCCTAAACAAATGACCGAATTATATCGTGAAATGCGTCTTAAAAGTAAAATGTCATCGCCAATTGCGATATTAATTAATGAAGCTTTAAAGAATTCTGGAGAATCCGCTACAGAATTCATGAATCAATGTGTCGCACGTTTCCAAAGCATGTTGATAATTAAAACCGAAGACGTAATTGTTGAAGGTTATAAAGGAGATGATCTCTTCATTAATGCGAAGAAAATTGAACTCATTAATCTCCTTGCTCAATTGATCGATGAATCGCTTAAAATTCCAATGAAAAGCGATATCGATTATCCAAAACATGTTGATTTTTGTGGTTATTATATGTCACCATTTGGTGTAATTCCTGATCTTTTAAAATATATGAATAAGTTTTTGACCAAAGATAATAAAAAACTTAATCCCAAAGAGCCAGACTATCCTGAAGCGCTTCGACTATCATTGGTTGATAAACTCAAATTTCTCTCATACGACAAGTTGGTATATCTAAGAGAAATATACTTCGATCTTTATGAAATGACTGATCATGAGTGGTACATTCTTATGTCCACATTCCGATATTTTACCTTGAATAAACTTCAAGATCAAAATTACTATGGAATGGCCGCTCTGTATGATTCCGGAATCGGTTACGAACTTGAAGATCGAACCGAGGATGACAAAAACAAAAAACGCATTTATTCTGAAAACGTAGGCAACACTGTACAAGAGGTTGGCTGGTGGTAATCTGTTAGAGATTAGTTCGGACCTCAAAAGGTCGATCATACAAATCGTGATGTGTTATATTACATACGACGAAGAACATTATCATTTTGAAGAAAACAACGTTTGGAAAACTTACAAGTATTACTATATTCTTGTAAAACAGTGTAAAACAAGTGACTTTTGCCAGGAAGCAGAAAATCAGTATTTCACGATAAAAGAGACCGGTAAATTCCACAAAGTTATAATTAAATATTACTAAAATGGGATCTTACGGTGATACATTTGACTTTATCGACCACACAAGAGAGCTCTCATATTTAACATGGGTTCCTTTGGGCGATCTTCAAGCAATGTGCGATGAATTGCAAAAGTTAGAATTTGCAATTCAAACACAACGTTCTCAAGGATTAAAAATTCTTGGGGATATTGGAAAAATTCATGCACTTTTTGGTAAAACGAAAAGATTTCCGTCCGCAGGTGCATTTGTTTGTGTTGAAGATAAAGATTGGCCAAAGAAATTTGATCAAATTCAAGGTGCACTTGAATACAAGGCACCAGATATCGCCGGTACAAACAAAGATCTTACTGATCAATCGACAACGTTCAGACAAAACAAAAGTAATAATCTAGGAACGAGTGGAAAACCGGGTGAAAAAGATGGCGATAATGCCGAGACTTGTATTCGTAATCAAAGCGAGAGAGATCGTTTCAATTACGCACAAAAAGCATTCACAAGTGGAATTTCCGATATGCGTGAGCAATTCGGTAGTTCTTCTTACGACCAATACAAGTTTGAAAAAGAGCAGATACTCACTTGGACCTAGCTACGCTCGGGCCCCCAAATAAAATTTTTCTGTTCTGAGTTGAGGGAAATTGGTGAAGTATTTTACAAATCAAAAGTTCTGTTTTATAAACAAACACATGATGGTTTGATGATCACAGATGCTAATGACAAAGACTCTGAAAAACAAAGAGTTGAAGATTTTTGTATAGAGAATGGGGGAAAGGAAGAAGGACTGTTAAGTACTCATTTCCCGGAATTCTGGTTTTATGCAC